GAGCGTGACCTTCGCGATCGGATACGTGAAGCCTTTGAGACATCGCGCGGCGACGAGCGCGGCCGAGCTCCCGTTCGAGAGCCCGTTGAAAGTGAGATCCTCGGTGCGAACCTCCGCGGTGACCGCGATATTTCCGTTGTCCTCGGCCTTCACGGTTCGGACGTTAAAGTCCTGTCCGCGATCGATGTAAGAGAGCGTGACCTGATTCGAGGTCTCGAGCCAGGAAGGTCGCGAGAACTGAATCTTCTCGATGTCGTCCACGTCGATTACCGGGAGCGTCGTCGGATCGTAATCGGCGCGCGCGAGCTTGAGCGTCCAGAGTCCCGTCGCCATATCGATATACACGACGCCGTCGATGTGACGGAGGATCTCCGCGATGAGTTGATCGGCCGTTTGCTGTGAGTCGAAAAGCATCGAGACGCCGAGCCCTTCGGTCGCGAGGATCGTCGCCGCATAAGAGAACGAGGTCGCATCGATCCGCGCCGGGAGGACCCCGAGCCCGTATCGATCATTGGTCAAGATGTCGTAGATCGCGAACGCGCCGTTCGCGTCCCCGTTGAGGTTCGCGATCGTCGGTCCCATCGAGAGCGGATCCGGACATCGGCGAACGACGAAAAGAAACGGCCGCGGCGACGGCGAAATCCCGAGATAGAACGAGTCGAAAACGGCGTACGAGAGCCCGCGGTAGTTCGGGGAGACCCGCGCCGTGAGCGTCCCGATCGTCCAGTAATCCCCCGGAGAGAAGTCGATCGAGCCCGTCTGAATCGTGAAGTTTATTTTCGACGAGCCGAACGCGTAATTCGCGTACGCCGTCCCGATGCTGCCGGAGAGCGAACCCCAGACCGAGAACTCGCGCGCGAGGTAGTAAGGTTGTGTATTGTCATGCGTGTAAAACGAACTCGTCGCGGTGATCGTGATCGTCTCGTTCTCGGCCGCGGGTCCTGGGGAAACGAACGCGAGCCCGCCGTTTCCGACTCCAGTGAACGCCGGTTGCGTCCCGCCTTCCTGGAACGCGGTCCCGGTCTGCAGTAGGGAAAGGATCGGATCGCTGATCTGGAGTTGCGTCCCGTGATAGAAAAAAATGTTTCCGCGGAGCCCGCCCTGCCCGTTCGGTGTCCCACCCCAATAATTATTTTGATCGACGAAGACGTGACGCGGATTCCGCCCGCCGTCGTCGGTCGCGAATGGGACTTGCTTCCCGTCACACTCGAGCGCGATGAACTCGTCGATCTCGCCTTCCGACAGAACGTATTGAATGCTTAGTAAGTATTTGAACCCGACGGTCGTCTTCGAGAACAGTCCCGACTTCGTTTTGATCGCGATTTTCGAGAGCCCGCCCCACCAAACGGTATTCCCTCCGCCGATCTTCACGGTCCCGAACACGACCGGGATCGCGCGTCCCTCGGTCGCTGTCGGAAATTGGAAGTCCCCGAGCGACGACGCGGTCGCGTTTGTGTTTTTCCGCAATAGCATCGTGACGACGGTCGACGCGACGAGAACGATGAGCAAGAGAATGATGAACATTTTTAGGCGAGACTCGTCACCCCATCGAAGGGATTGATCAGCGGGACAAGATCGAACCCCGCGAAGTTTTGAACGTTGTTGAATCCCGAGCATGCGGGATAAGTGTGAGCGCATCCGGCGACGGCCGAACACGCCGCGCCGACGACGAGTTCCGCGATCGGAGACATTAGGACGATCGTCCCGCCGGTCTGATTCAGGATCGCGCGAGTCGAGTTTCCTTGAATGAAATAACCGGACTTCAGCGAGTTCGGGAGACTCGCGAACGCAGGGACCGTGATCAGAGTTCCGGTCGAGTCGATCGCGCTCACGACTCCCGCGGTCGTGTAGGTCGCGAGGTTGATCCCGCATCCCGGATCCCCGAAGATGTGATTACAAAGTCCCTGATAAAGCTCTCTCGGGACCTTCCGATTGAGGATGTATTTGTCCGACCGACAGGTGAGCTCGCACTCGTCGACGAAAACACTCGACGCGACCGACCCGCTATAGAGAACGACGACCTCGGTGTCGGTATAGTGACCGGCGAAGATCGTGAGCTGGACAGGCGACGGGGGAAGTCCAGGGAGGAAGAGGAGCGCGAGAGGATGCGCGGTCGGAAGATAAACCTTGATCTCGCCGGAGTCGACGTCGGCGTTCTCTGTCATCTCATCGCGTCGGAGCGTCGTCGAAATATAAGTTTGTCCGAGATAAGAGATATTGACGTCGGCCGACGTGAGGAAAAAGTTCTGACCGGCCGTGACGAAGCGAAAGATCTCCCAGGGAGTGCCGGACGCCTGGGACTTCTCGAGAGAATCAAAGCTCATGGGACCTCAGTCGGTACTTCCTGAAACATAAGTTTCGCTTGTGCGAGATCGTTCGAGAACCATTCGATCTCGCTGTCGTCGCTCGCGAGCCGCGCGAGCGTGAGAAACGAGATTTGAGTCGCGGCCGCGGGGAAAAGTTTCCCGGTCGGGTTCGCGAGCGTGAGCGATTCGGTCCCGTCGCCATTGTTGACCGACCCCGTCACTTTCGAAAACACGAGCCCGCTTCCGTCGACGGGGATAAATGCGAGGTACTGTCGCGCCTTCGAGGGAAAGAAAAATTGTGTGTAAAACTCCGACGCGATCAGGATCCCCCCATCGGTCGCGCCGACGTCACGCGCGAGGACGAGGTCCTGATCCCAGGTCGGGATCCAGAAGGGCGAGAGCTGTCCGAACTGTCCCAAGAGAAACGCGCGGAGTTGCGTCACGGCCGCATGGTTCGCGAGATACCAGGGGAACTCTTGTCCGGCGATCGAGGTCTGTCCCTTCGGGATCATCGTGATCGGACCGATCTTCGGATCGAGGATCGCGAGCGAGCGATCATAAGTCCGCGCGAGATCCGAGACCCAATTCGGCATAACTTCGAAAACGGGGAAACCTTCGAACGTGGGGAGCGTGATCGTCGGCGTCGGCGCCGGTTGCTGTGCTTCGCCGGTGAACTCGAGATCGATCGCGTCGGCCGCGGACCAAAGGCGATCGACTTTTACGGACGTTCCGAGTCGCGCGAGAAACGCCGGCATTACGAGAGTTGTCGGTCCGGCCATCCATGAGAACTGTGTCGCCGAGGTCGTCGTGACGTGATCATCCTCGACGGTCTCGATCGTGAGCGCTTCGAACGTGTACTGATCGACCCAGATGACGACGACCCCTCCGACCGCAAACTGTCGATCGGTCGTATTGCAGGCGATCGAGTACGATCCCGCCGGCGTGTCGAGTGTGAGTCCGGTCGCATCTTGCCACCAGGGGACCGCGTACGGTTGATTCATCCATCCGACAATGAGAGCTTCCATCCCGGCGGCGTTTCGCGCGTCAAGAGCGAGCGCGCGATATTTCAGCCCGCGCCGAGGGATCTGTCGAAGCGCGCGGCGTTGTTCGTTGTCGCTGTAGGCCTTGAACACGTCGGTAAGAAACGAGATTTCCTCGCTGATCCCCGAGCTCCAGTCGGGAGCGACGGAGAAAACCGTGATCCTCGATCCGGTGACCTCCATATCGGCGCCGGTGATCCCGGGGAAGACGAAGACGGCATCCTGGGCGATCGTCACGGGTCCCGAGCCCGGGACCGTCGCCTGATAGATACGGGAATCGAGAGCTCCGAAAACGAGCGGTTCGCCGTACGAATCCGCGATCGTGAGACCTCCCTCGCCGGAGATCGTGATCCCGGTGAGGATCCGATCAGAGTTGCGGAATGTACTCCACACTTCGACGGAGAACTGAGTCGCCGTGAGGACGAACCCGAGGGCCTTCACGCGCGGGAGGACGATCACGCGCTCGAAGAGCTGTCCCCCGAAAAGCTCTTGAACGGCGCCGGTGAGAGCGTGATGAACGAATGCGATCGTCGGTTCGGTTCCGCGCGCGAGCCCGACCGCGTCCGATGGGAACGAGATCGGCCACGTCGTAAGCTCCGCGGTCGCGGCCGTGATGTTACTCGAGCGGCCGTTCGGCGTCGCCAGGAGCGCGGCGTTCGTGAGATCGGTTCCGGGGAAGTCGGCCATTTTTTCCTATAGCTTCTAGGCGAGAGCTGCTGGAGCCGGCGAGCTCGCCAGGTCGACCGATATCCGCCGGCGCGACCGCATAAACACTAGAGTTTTTTCACGTTCGCTCATAGCTAAGAAACTTTGAGGACCGCGAAGTTCGGGAACATCATGTAATCGTCCGAGCCGATCGTATAGATCGCCCCCGAGACGAATCCGTTCCCGACGCCGTTCGAGAAAAAAATTGTTGGGAGCGAACCGATCAGCGAGAACCCGCCGGCGTCGACCGTCGATCCGTCGCGACCGACCCACCATAAAACGGGGAGCAAGTTCACGCGGCCGTCGAGGAGCGAGGTTTGCATCCACTGGAAAGGTTGAGGAGCCGAGCCCGCCGAATACGCTCCGACCGCGTATCGAGCGATCGAAGTCGCCGGGGGGACGTTCGGACCGGCGACCGAGCTCGAGCCGCTCCTTCCCGTGAATCCGCCGTTCGGGTCGGTGACGTCGCCGATCGGGATCCACTTCCCGACAAACGAGTCGGAGTCGCATCGGACAAACGCGGACGCCCCTCCAGTCGGATCGGCGTCGTGAGCTCCGGGACAATACGAGGTCGCGTTATAGCCGGCCTCGTTCGGTGTCGGCGCCCCATTCGCGCCGGATTCGCCGCAAGAGGACGCGAGGAAGTACGGTCCCCCCGTCCAGGTCCCACACTTTTTGAGCGACGTTCCGAAAGCGAGATATTCGAAGAGCCCGGGAGTCTTCTCGAGCACACAAACGAAATTGTTATTTGACGCGTCGGTGAAAAAGTAGTACGCCGAAAAAGGTCCCGCGGAAAGATTCATCCCGACGCCGACCGCGTTCGTCGTTCCGTTCGCGAACGGGGGGTTCGTCGGTTGCGCGTTCCAAAGCGCCGACCCGTTGAATCCGTCGGAGAGGTAGAGAAAAAGCGCGTAGCCGGTGACGGCCTGGACCGCAAACGCGGCCGATCCGACTGTCGCGCAAAGGTGCGCGTAGACGGCCCCATTGTGAAGATGTGTCTCCCATCCCGAGCCGTCGGCCGCGTTCTTGTCGGAGGTCCAGCCGTTCGCGACGAGAAACGTGTTCATTTGCTGCAGGAGATCGACCGGCGACGCCGGCGTTCCCGTCTGGTATGCCATGAGCTCACACTCTCCCCTTAACTGAGTTTGACCGCGAAGTAATCGACCTTCGTCGTCCGTTCCACGTTTTGAACGACGAGCCAAGAGATCCCGGCGATCGTGATCGTGTTCCCGGCCGCTTGAGCGAATCCGGTCGTCGCGCCGACGCCGTCGAGCTCGCCGTAAATGTTTGAGCTCGCGGATTCATGGAGCACGATCGGGAGGACGCTATATCCGCCGTCGAGGTTCGCTCGCCAGTCTTGCATCCCGCCCGCGATCGCGTCCTCGTAAGGCCAGATTCTCCCGAGACTGAGCTCGATCGGAGACGAATCGAATCCGCGCCACACGCCGGTCGAGAGCCGGAGTCGGAGCTGACATCCGGAGTCGACCTGTCTCGTCGGGAGCCCAATCGAAAAATTCCGGAGTTCGTTTCCGGAATATGACCATCGCCAGTTGTTCGAAACGACCGCGGGCTCGCCTGAGATCAGCCCCCCGTCCCACGCCATCGAGCCCCCGACGACGAGCGGATAAGGGAACGACCCAAGCGAGCTATAGCAGTTCATAAAACCGAGATACGCGGCGACGTACACGGTCGAGATCTGAGCGACGACGATCACGCGCCGGCCGTTTGCTACAAACCAGAACGGGATCGAGGAGTTCCAAAGATTGAGAACCGGCGACGGAACGCTTTGAGCCGGCCCGCCGAGATAGTTCGGTTGATTCTCGAACGTGAGAGCCGAATCGAACGCGGTGAACCCGCCGAGTCTCCAGTTGTAATAGTCGCCGCTCGAGTTCGAAAAGGTTTCGGCGCCGACGATGATCTGATCGAGGTTTCCGTTGCCGGGAGCTTGCCATATCATCTCGACGCCCGCGGTCCGTCGAAGCGAGGTCCAGGGAGGAGTCGTCGAGACGGTGAACGCATCGGTCGCGACGAACGCGGTCCCGCCGGCCGTGATCGTGAAGTTTATTTTCGTCGACGCGAACGCCGTTCCGACGGTCCCGGTCCCGATCGCGCCGGACGAGGATCCGACGACCGCGAAGTGAGTCGCGTCGGTAAATGTGATCGTGATGACCTCGGCGACCGAAGCGGATCCGCCGATCAGTCCGGCGATCGTTCCGTTCCCGGTTCCGACGAACGCCGGCGCGAGCGTCATCCCCTGGGACGTGAGAAACGTGTCGAGCTGATTGAGCAAGTCGGCGAAATCGGTCGCGGTTCCAATTTGAAAACTCATGTTTTAAGTCCCTCGCGTGAGTGCTTTGTTGACCGCTCTCGGACTGTTCCCGACGTGCCGGAGGACGATCTTCCCGGCCGCTTTGCTCGAGAGGTGTTTGAGGATCAGTCCCTCCTCGAGTCCGACGTTCATATTCACATCGACGCCGTCGGAGCGCGTCCCATGCGTGACGAGCCCGCCCTCGGCGAACCTGGGGACCGACATCCCGCGGATCGAGGGGACGTGAAGTCCGCGGTTCATTCTGGCGAAGATGTCGGGTCCGTAATCCCGGACCGATGCGGCTCT